CATGTCTGACTACCAAACGGAACTTGGCAGTCGTGGTCGAGCATGGCGAGCGGTGTTCTATCAGCGCAAAAAGGAGCAAGACCTGAAGAAGAAACTTGGATTGCTTACGCCACAAGAACAACAACTGGCAATCAGTGCGGCTCAGTCGGCACCAGCTCAAGCATCGCAACCAGAGCAATCATCAACCGGAAGCGGCGAGATGATGGGATTGTCGACGCTTCAATTCAATCGCAATCGCAAGGCGATATTGAAGACGCTTGACGACCTAGCGTCCAAGTCGATCAGCGAAGCGGCAGCGAGGGTGTTTCTGTCGTCAATCGGCATGAGCCAAGCGAACGTTGACGCACTCATTACAGACGCGTCAGACGGCACTATCGAAACTCAAGTCGCGGAGGAAGTGCAATGAGCCTAGCCAAGCGAAACAAAGAGCGAAGAAAGAGAATCGAGCGTATCACAGCAACTCCCAAGATTCAGCGAGCATTCGCGGCACCTAAAGACGGTCGAGCGGTAATTGCAACCGAGACTCCAATTGAAATCTACGACGAACAACGCGGTCGCATGGTTCGCCAAGTCTTGCTGATGGACGGCGTGCAGTTTCGCAACTCGAAAAACCAGTTGCCAATAGTGGATTCGCACAACGATAGAACTGTCCGCAATGTCTTCGGGTCGATTCGCAACATCGAAATCCAGGATGGCGAGCTGGTTGGCGATCCTTCATTCGCCTCCGATCCAGAGAGCCAAGTCGTAGCAACTCGATACCAAGAGGGGCATCTGAATGACTTCAGTATCGATGCGGTAATCCTCAATCGCATCTACATCCCTGAGGGGCAAGCATACACAACGAAACGTGGCGTTGTAGTTGAAGGGCCAGCGGAGATTGTTACCGCTTGGGAGCCTCACAACGCGAGTATCTGTGCAACGGGTGCAGATCCTAATTCCACGGTCAGACGGTCTTACGACCAAGCAGAAAGGCAGGAAGGCATGGATGAGCAATTGATGGCTCAACTCTCGTCTCTTGGTCTACCCGAAGGTATGACCGATCCAAACGAGATCATCAAGTGGATGGCCGATCACATGGCGAAACCAGAACTCGAAGTCGAGTTGATGGAAGGCATGGAGAAGCCATCGGAAGAAGCGACCAGGGCGGAAGGCGAAATGCCTAAAGAGCCTGAGGTTGTTCGAGCGGAAGACAAAGTCGAAAGCGAAGTTGCACGACAACTCAAAGCAATTGACGAACGAAAGAAATCGATTTACGCAGCGGCCAAACTAGCGAAGGTTGAGCGCACCTTTGCTGATGAGTTGGTTGATAGCGGTTGCTCCCTGGAAGACGCTCAGCAAAGGATCATCCGTCAGATGGCTAATCAACCAATCGGCAGCAGCGTTACCGTTACCGAATCGGAACACGACAAGTTCGAGCAAGCCGCTAAAGCGGGCTTGGTTCAACGTTGTTTCCAAGGCAACATCCAACGCACTAAGGCACCGACCGCACAAGGCGATGCTGAGTTTCGCAATGTCGGACTCTATCGACTTGCCGAAGAATGCGTCCGTCGAATGGGCATTGACCCATTGAAGCACACCAAAGGCGACGTAGCACGCATGGCGATGGGTCACGCTGGGACGTTTAATCGTCTCCGCGTTCGCCGATCCGATGCGTATCACACGACCGGAAGTTTCCAAAACATCCTCTCAGATGCGGTTAACAAGACTCTCCGAGCGGCTTACGACGAGGCCCCATTCACTTGGGCTTTGTGGGTTCGGCAAGCAGCTAGCGTCGATGACTTCAAAGCGATCAATCGCGTTCAACTCTCCGAGTATCCAAACCTGGAAATGGTGCCTGAAGGCAAGAGTTACCCTGAGAAAGGCTTGAGCGATCAGAAGAAGAGCTACAAGGTTGACAAGTTCGGTGCGGAATTCTCAGTCACTTGGGAAACCGTCATCAATGACGACCTCGATGCACTCTCCCGCATCCCCTCGATGCAAGGGCAAGCGGCTCGACGCACTCAAGAGCGAGTTGTTTACGACACGTTCTTGAGTAATCCAACGATGCCGGATGGTTTCGCCTTGTTCTCTGCTTCGCACCCAAGCGGACGAAACATTACCAACACGACTCCAGCGGCCCCGAGCGTGACAACGCTCAACGAAGCGTTCCGCTTCATGAGTTTGCAGACTGGCCTTAACGGGTCGATCCTCAACCTCTCGCCAAGAGTCTTGCTAGTTCCTCAGAACTACGCAGCGAATGCCTTGGAGTTGGTTAACAGCCAATCCTACGCACAGAGCAACGGCAACGAAGGCGTAGTCAACATCTACGGCGTCAATGGCGTACGGCCTCTTTCGGTCGTTGCCACTGCGTTGCTCGATGCGAACAGCACGACTAACTGGTACGCAATCGCGGACAACTCTCAAGTCGACACGATGGAACTCTCGTTCCTTAGTGGCGAAGAAGCCCCAGTACTTGAGAACGATTGGGACATGAGTCGAGACGTTTACCTTTACAAGGTGCGTCAGACCTTCGGTTGTGCGGTGATCGATCATCGCGGCATCTTCGGTAATCGCACCTAAGCGATTGCCTGATTGACACACGGCCCCGGCTCGAGCGGGTTGGGGCCTTTTTTCAAACGAACAAACAAAGCAAAGGAATTGATGATGAGTGACATTCGAGACTTCCAGATTTTTTACGACGACTTCAACGGAGCAGTCGCAACGCTTCCAACTTCGGCGGATCCGGCTACCGCTTGGCTAGTCGATGACACTTCCTCAGCAGGTGCGCCGACCTACACGAAGGGCACCTCGGAACTGACCGTTACTCTCGCCTCGACGAACGAGATTGAGAACGTTTGCCCTCACTTCAACGATGCGTTGGACTTCGACATCGACTTGGTTCAGCGAGTCGAGATGCGAGTGAAGATCGGTGCGGCTACCTTCACCAGCGGATCAATTCTCTGCTTTGGTGTTGGCTCGGCACGTAACGATACGGCCGACAGCGTAGCGGCTAACGCATGGTTCCGCATGGAAGGTGCAAACAGCACCAGCCTCGTATATGTCGAGACTGACGACGGAACGCGGGATAACGATGACGTTTCCAGCGGGACGACCTTGGGCACGACCTACAAGGAATTCGTGATCGACTTCACCGGCGGAAAGCAAGACGTCAAGTTTTACATCGATGGACGTCGAGTCGCTACTGGTACGACCTTCGACATGAGCGGTTACAGCCTCGGATTGCAACCGTATGTTCAGTTGCAAAAAGCGGCTAACACGAACGTCGATTCGGTTGTTTTGGATTACGTCAAAGTAGTCTGCAAGCGATAAGCGATGAGCCTTCACGACCTCATCAAAGAGGATGCCAAGAAGGTATTCGCCAACCCTGATGATTTTGCAGAGCCGATCGTTTACTACAAGCGGAACGGTCGGTCTCGCAAGATCGATGCGGTGGTTGTGCGGGACGATTCTTTGCAACTTCCAGAGGCATCGGATTTGGTGACTCCACGATTCACCATCCACGTTTCAAACGATGAGGCTGAAGGCATTGCAAGCGACGAATTAGACTTAGGCGGGGATCAGATCGGTCTATCTCCGCGAGTCGGAGAACCGATCGACAGGCGGTCGATTGTCCGCTTGGTCGAGCATGATGAAGGGATGCTGGTGCTAGAGTGCCGTTAGCGATCATCGAGGAAATTGCAGCAGAATTGGAGACCAGGCTATCGGCTATGGTCGATGATTCGGCTACATACCCTACCGATGTGCAAGAGGTTAAGCGACCTACGCGATTTGCTAACTACACTCCGAAGGATCGCCAGGTCATCATCACTCAGGGCGTGAGCAATCCCGTCCCTGAGTTGTCCTGTCCTGGCAGCTCCTCCGGCGGTTGCCCTTACTCAGCAATTCAATATCCGACTGATCTTGATGCCATCGGAGCGAAACCAAGATGCGATCGATACGCTACTGAATCAATTTGCATCGGATGTTCGCAAGTGCATCTGTCAACCGGCTAGCAGTTGGCACACTTTCGACGGGAATGCACTTTACGCCAACTTTGGGCCACAGATCGTTTTCACTTCCGATGGAGGTGTTGACGGTGCCAACATTCAGTTACTTGTCACCTATCGAGTATCAGAGGACGATCCAACGGAGCGAAGATGATATTCGACATTGTGGCACACGAAGAAAATGCACTCCTAGCATCCGAGCGAGTCTTGAACTACGCCGACGGATTGGAGAAAGCATTTGAGAAGCGATACACCGAAGCGACGACCGAAATCAGGACTAGGACGCAGCGAGAAATAGCAACAGCGATGGTCGTCGAAAAGGTTGACGAACTACGCAAGTTTTGCGTTGACGAAACATTGATCGACAACCTACTCGAAAAAGAATCGTTGCTCAAGATCGACGACACGTTCACAATGCCATTGCGAGCTTTCAAGGCTCGGCAAACTGTCGAAGGTGTTGAGATCGAAATGGTTCGCGGTGTTCCTGCAATGATCTTTGAAGGTGCCTTCGGGCCAAAGATCCCAAAGCTAGGACGCAACATTTACAAGCGAGTAGGCAAAAAACGATTCCCGATCCAAAAGCTACGCGATTTGCAAGTCAGCAAGATCGAAGGCGTGAAAGATGCTTTTGATCGAGGTGCAGCACAAGCCCAAGCGGTTCTCAATCGCAAGCTCAAAGAAGCCAAACAAGATGCCAACCAAATACTAGGAAGGGACAAATATGCTACTGCGTAAAAAATCAGTTCTCGGCGGAAAGATTGAATCGACGGTTGGTACTGCGGAATCAATCGCGGCGGCTGATTGCACGATCAACGCCTATGACCTTGTAATCAATCCAGAGTTCGAGATGCAAGAGCGTCAAGGGCAAGGTGGTTTCGGTCGGCTTGCATCGATCCCAGGGGCCAGGCGTGGCCGAGCTACGTTCTCGGTCGATCTTGCCTACGATGGAACGAACATTCCAGCTTGGGCATCGACCTATCTGCCCGCTTGCGGTTTGGTTCTCTCGACAGCAACATACAAGCCCAGAACGGAAGTTCCAGGAACCAACGTCAAAACGGTGACAATCGCTGGATTCTTCGATGGAGTTCGTCGCAGGATCTACGGCGCAGTCGGCAACGCTCGATTTATTTTGCCGACGGGTCGCATGGGCCGAATTGAATTCGACTTCCAAGGCGTTTACGATGACGAATCAGACACAGCTATTCCGTCCTCAATCAACTACGTCAACACGCTACCGCTTCGCGTTGCTGGAGGTGCTACGGCGTGGAGTTCGTATAACCTTTGCCTAGAGTCGGCTAACATTGACTTAGGCAACGTGATTGTCGCAAGGGAATGCACCACTACAGCGGCAGGTGTTGACAACTTCGTCATTACCGACCGAAACCCTCGAATCACTGGCAACCCTGAATCGAAGTTGATTGCAACGCAAGGGCGTTATGCACAGTTGCGAGATTCGACCGAAGCAAGCCTATCGTTTACAATCGACGGGCCGTCCAATTCAACCCTTGTAATCACAGTTCCAAAAGCCCAGATCGTTTCAAAGCCGATGGGCGAAAGGAATGGTATAATGGTCGAGCAATTGGAGTGGCAAGCCAATAAAAATGGCGATACCGCAGACCAAGAGATTTCCATTGCATTCAACCACGCAAGCTAATCCAACATGCAATCAAGTACATTCACTGACAAGATCGACGGCGTAGATATTGAGTTTACGCTAAACCGCCTGAAGTTCCGAAGTACCGAGCGAGTTTTAGGGCTTGTGGCCGACTTCCGAGACTCAAGCGATCCAAAGAAGCAGATAGCAGCAATCCGCGAAGCGTTTGCAATTTGCGTCAGCGGGTGGAGCATTGGAGAGCCATTCGATTCTTGGGATGAAAAACTTG